TCTGAAGGTGCTGGTGTAGCATTTGATGATGCAAACGAAGTATATACTTCAAGATATACAATGGAAACAATTTCATTAGCTTTTGCTTTAACAGAGGAAGCAATGGAAGACAACTTGTATGATCAATTAGGAAGAAGATATACAAGAGCGTTAGCAAGATCAATGTCTCACACAAAGCAAATCAAAGCTGCCGCAGTGTTAAACAATGCGTTTGATTCAAGTTTCACTGGTGGTGATGGTAAAGAGCTTTGTGCAACAGATCATCCTTTAGGTGGTGGTGGTACATTCAGAAATGAATTTACAGTAGCAGCAGACCTTAATGAAACATCATTAGAAAATGCTCTTATTGACATTTCACAATTTGTTGATGAGAGAAATATGATTGTAGCTTTAAGAGGTATGAAGCTAATTGTTCCACCAGCATTGCAATTTGTTGCTGATAGATTACTTGAGTCAACATTAAGAACAGGTACATCTGACAATGATATAAACGCAATTAAAAACATGGGTATGTTACCAGAGGGTTATACAATTAACCATTTCTTAACAGACACAGATGCGTTTTTTCTCAAAACAGATGCACCTAATGGATTTAAGTATTTTGAAAGAACACCATTAAGTACAAGTATGGAAGCTGATTTCGATACTGGTAACATGAGATACAAAGCTAGAGAGCGTTATGCCTTTGGTTTTTCAGATCCTAGATGTGTGTTCGGATCACCAGGAGCATAAACGAACAATTGTTCGTTTTTTATTAAGGGGTCTTTTCAGACCCCTTTTTTTTGTGTATAGTTAAAGTACCTTGACGAAGAATTAACTTCGACAACAGCCAAGACAAGGAGATATACATGGCTAATACAACATTCTCAGGTCCAATAAGATCTGAAAGCACAATTAAAACTATCAGCAAAAATGCAACAACTGGAACAATTACAGAGGTAACAACCCTTGGTGGAGCACCAGTAAGTCTATCTGATGGTGACGTAAGTTTAACTAATGCAACTCATAGTGGTAGAATTTTACTTGTACCAGATGGATCACAGGATAATACATACACATTACCAGCACCGATAGCTGGATCCTCCTTTAGATTTGTTTATGCTGGTGGAGCTGCTGATGCAACAGATGCTTTAATTATTACACCAGGCAACTCAAACTTTTACATTGGCGGAGTAACATTTTTAGATACTGATGGTAATGAAGTAAGTTCAGTTTTTTCTGACGGCAATTCAAACAGCAGTATTCAATTAAATGTTCCTGCTGGATTTGATATAACTATTGTTGGAATTGATACAACTAACTATCAAATTTTTGGTAACGTAACATCAACGACTGCTCCAGCTTTCGCTGATCAATAATAGGAGAGTTATATGGCAGACGCAGTTACCTCTCAAACCTTACAGGATGGTAATCAGATTGCTGTTTTTAAATTTACTAATATCTCTGATGGATCTGGTGAAAGTGCAGTTAAAAAAGTAGATGTCTCTGCATTATCCACAAATGTTCGTGGTGAAGCTTGCACTAGAGTCACCATAGAAAAGATGTGGTGGCAGTGTAATGGAATGAAAGTTAAAATTTTATTCGATGCTTCTACAGATGACTTTTGTATTGAGTTAGGTGAGAATCAAAGTGGACATCACGATTACACATCATTTGGAGGTTTAGTAAATCCAGCTAGTTCTGGTGTAACTGGTGATATTATGTTTACAACTGTAGGACATAGTTCAGCAGATACTTACACTGTTATTATGCAGGTTAGAAAGAGCTATTAATGGCTAGGAAGCGAGATAAGCAGCCTCCTAAAACTAAAAAGTATTTCCGCCCCACAAAAGCTGGGGCGGGGATGACTAAAGCTGGTGTTGCAAAATATAGAAGAGACAACCCTGGTAGTAAATTAAAGACTGCTGTGACAGGTAAAGTTAAGCCTGGTAGCAAAGCGGCAAAAAGACGAAAATCTTTTTGTGCTAGAAGTGCGGGTCAAATGAAAAAATTTCCTAAAGCGGCAAAAAATCCGAATAGTCGTTTAAGGCAAGCAAGAAGAAGATGGAAGTGTTAGATGACAAGTAAAGAATTGTTAAAAATGTTAGAAAAACATGAGTCCGTATGTAATGCCAGGTTTGATGGTATCAATAACAAACTTAACAAATTAGACACTCGTTTGTGGGGTATCTATGGAGTTATTATAGGAGTGGCAGTACTTGAGAAGTTTTTTTAATGGTTATGGGCAGGTCACAAATGTCACGTCAAGTGTCAAAGCCTCCCCAAAAAAGGAAGTGGAGTAATGCGAGGAAAAGGAAAATCAATTGCAAACGACCTAAAGGATTTTCTGAAAAAGCACATTGTGCCGCTAAAAAAAGGAGAAGTTCTAAGAGCAACAGGAAGACCACTAAGTGATTGTCCTCAATGTATGAAGAGAAAATATTGGTGCACCTGTTGGAAAGTATTGAAAGGAAGATATTATGCCTAAAGACGCTTGTTATCATAAAGTTAAAGCACGCTACAGAGTTTTCCCCTCAGCTTATGCTTCAGGAGCCATTGCTAAATGTCGAAAGGTAGGAGCAGCTAATTACGGAACTGGTGGAAAAAAGAAAGCTAAAAAGAAAGCAGAAGGTGGTGTAATTGAGCTGAAGAATGGTGGTTCTGTGCCAAAAAGGACTCGTAAGAGAAAAACAAAAAATCCAAACATCGCAAGAGGTTGTGGTGTTGTTATGAATAATAGAAGAAAAGTAACAAAGTTTAGATAATGGCTGTTCGTAAAACAAAAGCTGGTCTTGCTCTAAAACGATGGTTCAAAGAAGATTGGAAAGATCAAAGAACTGGAAAAAAGTGTGGCAGGCAAAAGGGTGAAAAGAGGGGTACACCATATTGTAGACCAACTAAAAGAATATCTAGCAAAACTCCAAAGACTGCATCTGAGATGTCAGCGTCTGAAAAGAGAAAACGAATAGCACAAAAGAAAAGATTAGGTCAACCAGCAGGTAAACCAAGAAGAGTGCAAGCAGCAAGGCGTAAAAAGAAAAAATGAGTATGGAACAAAAAATATGTGATGAGATAAAGGCTTGGTCTAAATATGCCTTAGAAGTTCCAAACGAAAACTATAATAATTTACCATCATGTCCTTATGCAAAAGCTGCCTGGAAAAACAATAAGGTTGGTTTTGCTTTAAAGACCACGAACAATTATGACATAGTTTACTCCTTAATTAACAAATTCCACGATTCTAAAGAGTTAATTATTGTTATAGACCTGTGTTACGAAAATAATGAAATATTTCATAACAACCTTACAAATTTAAATGAATTGATACATCAAAACAAATTTGACCAAAGAGACATTTGGTTAATGGGATTCCACCCTGATGATGACGTAAATGAGCTAATAGATGATGGTTCTTTTGACGAGATTGTTAGTGAGGAATATTCTTTAATATTCGTACAACGACTAAGTAAACTTCAAGAAAGTGCAAATAAATTGAAGAAACTTGGATATTATGATAATTATTATAATAGGTACGATGTTGAAGACATTTATAAACAACGTGAAACTTACTATAGGAGACTAAAATGGCAATGAGTCCAAGAAAAATGATGGCTATGTCAAAAGATATGGCTAAAGCTGCTAAAATGATGATGGGTGGCGAAGCAAAAGCAAAAAAAATGAGAGGTGGTGGCATGGCTGCAAAGAAAATGCGTGGCGGTGGCATGGCTAAAAAAATGAAAAAAGGTGGTAAAGCTTAATGACTCTTTCAAGTTCCACAAACTTTGAATTAGATGTCGCTGAGTACATTGAAGAAGCTTTTGAGAGATGTGGCTTAGAAGCTAAAACAGGCTACGATTTGCAAACAGCCAGACGTTCTATGAACATTATGTTGGCAGAGTGGGCAAATCGTGGTCTCAATCAATGGACTATTGAGCAGAGAACACAAGCCCTTACAGCAGATGATGCCGATTATAGTTTAGGGACTGATGTTATAGATATTCTATCTGCCGTTGTAAGACGAAGTGGAACTGATTTTAGTATGAGTAGAATATCAAGAGATACATTTACAAATATACCAGTAAAAGCAACAACTGGCAGACCAACTCAATATTTTTTAGATAGACAGATTACTCCAAATTTAAAAATATATCCTACACCAGAAAATAGTACGGATGTAATTGTTTATGATGCTTTGACAAGAATACAAGACGCTGATGCACAAGTTAATACAATGGAAGTGCCTTTTAGATTTTATCCTTGTTTAACAGCAGGATTAGCTTATTACATAGCAATGAAAAGAGCACCAGATAGAATACAATTGTTAAAAACTGTTTATGAAGAAGAGTTTGAGAGAGCTATGGCAGAAGATAGAGACAGATCTGCTTTTAAAGTCTCTCCACAATTATCTTATTATAAGGTTGGATAATGGCTTTTGCACAGGGTAAATATGCTTATAGAATATCAGACAGATCTGGATTTCGCTATCGTATCAAAGATATGAGAAAGGAATGGAATGGCAGTATTGTAGGATATGACGAGTATGAAGAAAAGCATCCACAATTAACACCTCCAAGAATAAGAACAGATTTAGAAGCTATAAGAGATGCAAGACCAGATAGAACTGAAACAGCAGTTCCCAACTTGTTGCCATTAAATGCTTTCTCCACAACTGCTAGTTCTGCAACTGTCACTGTAAATGAACCAAATCATGGCAGATCAACAAGTGATACAGTAAGATTTAGAGATGCACAAAGTGTTGGCGGTATAGCTGCTTCAACAATTAATTCTTCTTCTGGATTTTCTATTACAAATATAAACACGAACAATTATTCGTTTTCAGCAGGAACAACTGCTTCATTTACACAGAAAGGTGGTGGAGGATTTGCTAGTGCAGGTCCTACATCAATTACAAACTAATGAGTTTTACACTTGCAACATTAAAAACAGCTATTCAAGATTATGCAGATAATAGTGAAACTAGTTTTGTAACAAATCTTCCAAATTTTATTAAAGCAGCAGAAGAAAAAATATTTAAAGGTGTTGATTTAGATATTTTTAGAAAAAATGTTACAAGTGCGTTTACATCATCAGATCAGTTTTTGTCAGTTCCCACCGATTATTTAGCATCATTTTCTTTGCAAATAACAACATCTGGATCTGAAAGTTTTTTACTGCAAAAAGATGTTAATTATTTAAGAGAATACACACCAGCTTCATCAACAACTGGATTACCAAAATATTATGCTAGGTTTGATACAGATAATTTTATTGTAGCACCAACTCCAGACTCTAATTACACACTTGAATTACATTATTATTATAGACCTGCAAGTCTGACTGCTGGAGCAGATAGTGGAACAACATGGCTTAGTACAAATGCACCATTTGCTCTGCTTTACGGATCTTTAATAGAGGCGTATTATTACATGAAGGGTGAGCCTGATGTAATTGCACAATATGAAAAAAATTATGTTTTTTATTTACAAAGACTTAAAGATTTAGGAGAAGCAAGAGAGAACGAAGATGCTTACAGACAAGGACTACCGAGAGCACAAAGGACATAGGAGTAGAAAATGGCAACAGCAAATGCAGCAACCAATTATTTAGAAAGACGATTATTACATTTTATATTTAAAAATAACTCTCTAAGTTTTTCATCACCTGGTGATAGTATTTATGTAGGACTTGCAACAGCAGTAAGTGCAGCAGAAACTGGATCTTTAACTGAAGCAACATTTACAAACTATGCAAGACAACAGGTAGGTGCTTCTAGTTGGACAACTATAGGATCTGATTCTACAGATACACAAACTGCAATAAACGCATCTAACATAGAGTTTCCAGCGTCTGGAGGAACAAACAATACAATTACTCATGTGTTTATTGCAGACGCATCTAGCAGTGGTAATATATTATTTGTTGGAGCGTTAGATGCAAGTAAGGCAATAGCAAGTGGTGATATATTTAGAATTAATGCAGGTAACTTAACAATAGAGCTTAAATAATGGCATTAGTATTAAACGACAGAGTAAAAGAAACTACAACGACAACTGGTACTGGCACACTTACATTAGCTGGTGCAGTTACTGGATTTGAAACTTTTGCTGCTGGTGTTGGAAATAGTAATACTACATACTATGCAGTTACATTGCCAGGCACATCAGAGTTTGAGGTTGGATTAGGTACATTAAGTAGTGACTCAAGCACCATAGCTAGAAGCACGATTATAAGTAGTTCTAATAGTGATAACGCAGTCAATTTTAGTGCTGGTACAAAAACTATATTTTGTACAATACCTGCATCAAAATCAGTATTTTTAGATGCTAGTGGTAACACTACATTAGGTGCAGATTTATCTGTTGGTGATGATTTAACAGTTTTAGGTGGTGTTATTGATTTTAAATCTAATAGTGGATCACCAGCATCTTTAAAAATGTATTGTGAAGTATCAAATGCTCACTTCCAAACATTACAACCACAGCCACATTCAGTAAGTGCAAGTAATACTTTACGACTTCCAAGTAGTGGTAGCAGTGACACACAAGATTTAGTTGCTGTAGATATTACACAAACATTGACAAATAAAACTTTGACTGCACCAACCATAACTGGCACTGCAACAATGGCAGATTTAGATATATCTGGTGATGTAGATGTAGATGGTACACTTGAAGCTGATGCAATTACAGTAAACGGTACTGCACTAAATACAGTTATTGCAGGTGTGACAGTTACAAATGCAACTAATGCAACAAACTCATCTCATGTACTGGTAACAGACAATGAAAGTACAAACGAAGAAAACTTAATTACATTTGTTGAAGATGCTACGTCTAGCACTGGCAACGTAGGCTTAGAGATGGATGGTAATTTAACTTACAATCCAAGCACTGGCACAATTACAGCTACAATATTCAAAGGTAATATAGACGCAGTTGATGGTGACTTTGATGGTACATTAGAGGCAGACGCCATTACACTTAATGGAACACCAGTAACAACAACAGCTACCTTATCAACTGGTATATCAAATGGTAATGTATTAATTGCAACAAGTGGTATTGCAGATAATGATTTTTTAAGAGTTGATGGTACAAGTATAGAAGGCAGAAGTGCATCAGAGGTACTATCTGATATAGGTGCAACAAGTGCTACAGATGCAGCGAATGAGGCAACAGCTTTAGC